CAAGATAGCGTATGCAATTGAACATTCTGCAATATCAGATGGATCAAATCCAATCATGAATACATTTGCAAAAGCACAGAATCCAAATAGCCCATTGGATATTCCAGAAGATGTCAATGGAAAAGCTATGCAAGATCTTGTTGCAACAACAACTGGAAAGCAAGCAATCAATCTAAACATAGGAGCAAAACTCACGAAGCTCGATCATAAAGCAGAAGTACATTACAAGGAATTTTACGATACTAACGCAAATATTATCTGTTCAACAGTCGGCATACCTCCAGAGGTTGCATTCATGAAGTTTGATTCCAATTTTAGCTCAGCGCGAGCTGCATTAAAAGATTGGGAGCATACAATAATGGTTGATCGCGATGATACAGCAAATGATTTTTATAAACCAATTTATGTATTATGGTTATTCACTGAAGTAATGAGCAATAAAATTCAATTGCCTGGATATATCAAAGCATGGCAAGATAGAAACTACACAGCAATTGAAGCATTTAACGAGAGCATGTGGAAAGGTCCTACAGTGCCACATATTGATCCATTGAAAGAAGTGAATGCGGTGAGAGCGATGCTCGGAGAAAACGGAGCATCAATACCACTTACAACAGCAGAGAACGCATGCGAAATGCTAAACCAAGGAGATTACGATGAGAATGTAAAGCAGTTCGGAGAAGAACTACAAGACGCTAAAGAAAAAGGCGTCTACATCGAGCCAGTGAGAGGAGGAGGACAACCAAACAATTCTAATCCTCCAGAAAATACGGATTAAAATTAAGTGGATTTTTTTGATAATGAATATCAATTATAAACTTAAGTAGATCACTTTCGGAAACTCCTTTTTGTTTGCAATCTTTTTTAATAATTTTCTTCAATCTTGCAGGAATATTGGTAACATTAAATCGATCAGATTTAGTATTTAAACCCTCCCCAATATAATTTGGATGTTCGGTAAATGGAAAGGACTTGTAATGATTTTCTACAATAGTTTTTATGAGCGTTGATTGCTCAATACCAAGATCATTTCTATCAAGATTAACCATTTTTTTAGTATTGCGAGGTACACCAGTAATATGAAAATAAATCACATCAGAATAATCGTGTTTTTTTTTTGGTTTTCGCATAGGATAGTTTTTGCAAATATAATTATTTGTAATTGAAAATTACAACAAAAGTATCATAAATAAATCAACTTTACTTTTGAAGAAATTTTGAAAGCAGATGGCTTTAAAGCAAATTTTAGTTTACGGAAGAATTGACAGCTACAAAGCTGCCGAATTCGGTGAAACCTTAAACGAAATTGATTCAGAGTCAGAAGTAGTTCTTAGAATTAATACAGAAGGTGGAAGCCCAGAATATGGATGGGGGATGATCGCAATGTTTAAGGATTTACCAAATCCAAAAAGCATTAAAGTAGATGGCCAAGCACATTCGATGGGCGCGTTTATGTTGTGTTATGTGAATCAATCAGAAGCATTAGATGTAGCGCAATTTCTTATTCATCGTGCAGCATATCCAAATTATTTCGAAGATTCAGACATGTTTGATGATGCAACAAAAGAAAATTTAGTTAAAGTCAACAAAGATCTTGAAGCAGCATTTAGAGCAAAAATTGATGTTGCAATGTTTGAAGAAATGAAGGGTGTGACAGTCAAAGAAATTTTCTCAATGGATGGAAGAAAGGAAGTTTATTTAACTGCTAAAGAAGCAAAAAAAATAGGACTCATTTCAAAAGTAATTCCATTGACATCAGCAGAAGCAGTACAGATAGAAGGATTCGCAAAAGCAGCATCATCAAATCAAAATAAAATATTCATTCCAAAAGTTGAAGGTGCAGACAAAACAAGTATTCAATCATCAAATTCAAATAAAATGACAATAGAAGAATTTAAAAAAGCAAACCCAGAAGCATTCGCAGCAATTCAAAAAGAAGCAGTTGATGCAGAGCGCGATAGAGTAGGATCATTAATGGCTTTCCATGACTTAGATCCAGAGACAGTTACCAAAGCAATTAAAGATGGTAGCCCATTAACAGCAACAATGGGAGCTGAATTCACAAGAAAAGCAATCGCAAAAAACGCTTTAAAAGGCATTGAAGGTGATAGCGCTGCAGATATTACTGCTGAGGACCAAGGAGTGAAAAATGCAGAAGAAAAAGCAAAAGAAGCAGAAGCAAAATCAGTTACTGATTTTATTGCCGCATCAATTAAAGTTGCAAAAGGACAAATCTAATTTTTAAAATAAAAAACCAATAGTCATGGCAAATCCGCAAATCAATAATTACAACATATCGAAGATATTCGTTAAAGATAATCAGTTTGAAACAGCAACGTATACCAATCCAACATCTGGAGAGGTTACACTTGCAAAAGGAACTGTAATGGGAAGAATAGCTTCTACCAATAAAATTATTCCATTAGAGTCAACAGCAAGCAACGGATCGCAATTCCCAATTGGAATATTGGCGGATGATTATGTAGTTGATTATACAGAGTCAGCAACATTGACATTCTGCAAATCTGGTGATGTTGTTGCAAGCAAAATTATTTTTGCAAATGGTACTGATACTGTTACAACTGTAGTGTCTTCAAGAACACTTGGAGACAGAATCCAAGGTGATTCATTAGGTATCAATCTTGTTGGTGGGGATCAATTGACAGGTTACGATAACCAATAATTGGAAAGGTAAGCAAACAAAAGAAAGTAAAATAAATTTTAAAAAAAATAAAATAAAAGCATCATGGCGGTAATACCAGCATCACAAGCAAGAGCCCAATTCACGCAAGCATTAGTTGCAGTGTACAAAGAGAGACCAGTCGTAAAATCATTTTTGCGATCATTTTTCCCAGAAGTATACAAAGGAACAAAGTATGTATCAATTGAAGTTGAGAGAGGCTTTGAGAAAGTCGCTGTTGATGTATTGAGAGGTACTGAAGGAAACAGAAATGAGTTTGGAAAATCAACTCAAAAAATATTTGAGCCACCATACTACAAAGAGTATTTTGACATGACTCAACTCGATCTTTATGATGTGTTGATGGGTCAACAAATGATTTCAGAAGTACAATATGGAGAAATGTTGGCACAAGTTTCTGAGAAGTTAGGAATGCTCCAGGCAAAAATTGAGAGATCATATGAGTTGTTATGTTCACAAACATTGACAACTGGTATCATCACAACAAACTCTGGAGACAATATTGATTTCAAAAGGAAAGCAGATTCATTAGTTGACTATTCTGGATCACCATGGACTGGAGCAAACAGCCCATATGAAGATTTGGAAACAGGTTGCAACTTTTTGAGACAAGTTGGAAAAGCGCAAGGAGGAGTATTCAATGCAATTTTAGGAAGTAGCGCGTTGAACGCATTACTAAATAACTCTGTATTCTTAACCAGACAAAATTTATTTAACATGGCATTGGATGCAGTGAGACCACCACAGAGAGATTCAGTTGGTGCAACATTGCATGGTCAGTTGTCAGTTGGATCATATAAGGTGAATCTTTGGGCATATCCAGAGTACCATGATGATTCAGCAGGAGTAAGCACAGCATATGTAGATCCTAAAAAAGTGATTTTGTTACCAGAAGCACCAAGATTCACAATGAGTTTTGCTGCGGTACCAAGATTGATCACATCAGCAGGTCAACAAGCAGTTGGAGCATTCACTGTAAAAGAATTCATGGATGAAGCAAAAGAATCTCACAACATTTCAATTGCGTCTGCTGGAATTCCAATTCCAGTAGCAGTTGATCAAATTTGGACCGCAAAAGTAGTTGCATAAAAAATCAAACCCATGAGAAAGTTTAAAGTAATTGCATTGTCAGTATCTGGTAAAGGAAAAAAGATTTATTCAAGTGGTGATGAAGTTTTAGAAAGCGGATTCCCAGATGGTATAGTCGATGATCTTGTAAAAGGGAAGTACATCAAAGAAGTCGAAGAGTCCAAAGCAGAAAAAGAGACTAAGCCAAAAGAAGAAACCAAGCTAGAGAAAAACGAAGATGATGGCAAAGTTCAGAAAACAGCAGGCAAAAAAGAAGTAAAAAAATAAAAATTAAAGGCAACTACATCAAACACAGTTGCCTTTTTTTATACTACAAAAATGGGATTGAGAGCATTGGCAAAACAAGATATTGAAGACATCACATCCAACTTAAATGAGTTTGGATTATCAATATCATTTGCAACACCAGATGGATCAATTACATTGGATGTAGTTGGGTTGGAAACAAAGATTCATATGAACTATGACTTTGAGACAGGAGACAATATAAACGCGCAAAAAGCATCAGTATCAGTAAGTGAAAAACAATTCATTGATGCAGATTATCCAGTGAGAGATGCAGCAGGAAGGGTGAATATGAAAAAGCATCGAGTAAGCTATATTGATAGCACTGGAAATGAATGTAATTTTGAAGTGATGGAGCAATATCCAGATGAAACAATTGGACTCATTGTTTTTAAATTATGCAATAGAAAAGTTTAGATAAAATGCCACTTATACCCAACGAAATACCACAACAAAATTTTGAGAAAATTCGTGATAGAATTGCACTTATTATCTATCAAGAAATAGAGAATCAATGGAGTAATTTTAACGATTCAGATTTACAAGCACCATTACCAAACGCACAGATAAGCACCACACCAGAATCATTAAAAGTATATGTTGATAGAAGCATTGCTATAGATGAGAGTGAATGTCCAGTGGTGAATGTAGTATTCAACGGAGCTCCTTATGAAAACAATAATCCATTGAGAGCAGAAGGATTGAATACATTTTTCATTGAAGTGTACACCAAAGCAATGGCAAACGAGCCAGTGAATGGTATACCAACCGAAAAAGATGCAGATAGATTGGCCAATATCAAACTGCAGAAGATAATGGGAAAAATCGCATTTATTTTGCGACATAGTTATTATAAAACATTAGGATTTGCTCCAGGATTTATTGGAAATACAAAGGTTGCATCAATTCAAATTGCAGACCCAAGGGATCCAAATTTCAATGCAAATGGATGTGTGTATGGTAGAGTAACATTTGAAGTCAGAGCTACTGAAGAAGTGACACCAGTGGAAACGAGAGATATGAATGGATTTTACACAACAGTTGTATTGTATAATTCAGATAAGGGATATGTGTACATAGATCAATATTAGAAGCGATGCAAGATGTATTAATATTAGAAACATTGAACGGAGGTGATTTGAATAAAATCGCCAATGATTTAGTTGTGGCCAAGGGATGGGAAAATATGCCGTACATTGCATTGTTTGGAGGCAATGTAAAACAATCTACTCCAGTTGATAGAGTAGATGGAGAGCAAAATTTTGATTGGTGGGGAAATGGCTATGAGAATAGCGAATCAATACAAATCAATTCAGAGACTGAACGAGTATTATCACAGGTAAATTTAAATTCAAATGGTAGAATACTTATCGAGCAGGCAGTGCAGAAAGATTTGGAATTCATGAATGAGTTCGCAAATGTTTCAGTTGATGTATCGATTATTTCAGATGATAGAGTACAGATTGATATTGCAATACAGGAGCCAACCAATTTACAAAGCACTCAGTATAGATACATTTGGAATAGCACATTAGGAGGCATAGAAGGAATGGCGGATTATAACCCACCAACAGCGGATCCAGTGGGTACATTTGATGATACTTTTGACGATACATTTTTATAAAAACAAATTGAAGTTATGGCACAAAAAACAGATGCAGAATTATTGACCGAAGCAGGGATAATTAAAAACGAAACAACAGCAGGAGCCAACACTCATACAAGAGTAGGTACTATGCTCGATAATATTATTGAGAGCAAATTAAACAATGAAGATGCGGCCACAGGTTATCTAAATATTGATGGGTCAAATGCAAGTTCGGATGTTGATTTAGGAAGTAATTCTCTTAATGCAAAATCATTCCACATTAAAGGAACTGGAGGCGCAGGACATTTAGGGTTGAAACATCAATCAGCAAATATAACAGCCAATGGCAATGAAAGCTCATTGGGAGCAAATTCAAGCGGCAATCCGGTATGGAAAAATGATGGCAACACATTAGAAACAGTAATGACTGATGGACAAGCAGGACCAATAGTGTATGCAATGGTATCAAAAACATCGCCTGCAGATAATGACAGTGTATTGTTATCTGATAGTGCTGCATCCAATGGATCAAAAAAATTATTATGGTCAAATTTAAAGACTGCAATATTAGCATTAGCCAATGCTTATGCAGATTCATTAGTGGTTGGACTATGGGATGATAGAGGCAATTTTGATGCAAGTGGTGGATCATATCCATCAACAGGTGGAAGCGGTACTGCAGGAGCAATAAAAAAAGGTGACATTTGGACTATTTCAGTAGCCGGAACATTACCAACATCACAAACAGTTGAGATTGGAGATACAGTTAGAGCATTACAAGATTCACCAGGGAATACACAATCAAATTGGTCAATACAACAAACTAATATTGGATATACTCCAGAGAATTCAATAAACAAAACCGATATAATCACAGGAAGCGAATCAAACACAACGTTATATACAAGTGCAAAAGGCGTAGTTGATTGGATGGTCCAAGGATTCACCACTTTTATTGCAGGCAAAGCAACATTTGATTCAGTTGATAGTGTAGTTGTAAGCGATGGAATGGATGGGAATAAAACAAAAACAATTGGATTCGCTAATTTTTTAGCAGCAATAGGCCCTAATATAACACCAAAAGTTAGTACAGATGCAGACAATGATGTTGTGTTGGGAACTGATAATGGGGTTTATTATAAAGAATCATTAAGCGCGCAATTCAGAGCGAATGGATTGTCATTAGTTGCAGGAGCACCAGTAGTAATTGGAGGATTTAACGGAGCGTCACCACCTGCTAATCTCGATGTAGATAGTGTATTAATTGTTGTTGCAGGATTGGTTGCATTCGATGGCAACGATTTCTCTTCAGGTGGTGGATCATATTACGCATGGAACGTGAATATAATTGCAGATGTACAAATATTTTATAGATATAAACGCTAAAAAAAATAATTCAATGAGAACATTTACCGATGCAGAATTGATAGATAGAATGAAGGCGCTACCATCATTTAAAGGCATCCCCAAAAACCTTGTTATTGGAGTGAGAAGTAAGGATGATGCAACCAATATTTTTGATGATAAATTGTTTGTTTACATCAATAAGGAATTTAGATTGGTAGCATCATGTACCACTAATCCTGGAGGACCGATATTGATGGGAGGGTGGAAGAAGTTCAACAGCGATGGGGCCGCGATACTCAAAGCAGATGAGATTTATTATGATGCGTATTTAAAAACAGATGGAAGCAAGGAACGCCCCCATCATAATGGTAAGATGCAATGTTTGAGACAAGTCAAGCCAATGTATTATTATAGAGACAATGACAACGATGGAAAAGCAGAAGAAATTGGAAAAAAGTATTTTGCGAATTATGGCACCAATATCCATTTCAATTCATACAATATTTGGAACAAAATTAAAAATCAATTCATCGGTGATTGGTCAGCAGGGTGTCAAGTGTTGAATGTTTCAGATGAATACATCAAACTATTATCATTGATGGATAATGATTTTATCACCTATTGTTTATTAAAAGAATTTTAAGAAGATATATGGTTTTTGCAAGTATACCCAAAGAAATATGGACTTTGATTGGAGCATCGGTAAGCGCATTATTGATGTATATTTTCCAGAGAAAAAAAGTAAATGCAGAAGTAGATAGTGTCATCAATCATTCGTATAACGAATTGTTGCAAGCGTATAAAACAGAGCGAGAGTTATTGAGTGCTGAAATGGAAACACTCAGACAGCAATCAGTCACATATATGAACAACTCAAACGAGTTGATAAAAAACAACAGAATATTGAGAGAAGAAATATCCCAACTAAAAGCGGATCATCATAACTGCAATAAAGCAAATGAATTGCTTCAACAAAAAATAACTATCATCACTGAAAAACTAAAAGGACATGGGATCGAATAATATTTTAGAAAATATATCAAAGTCTTTAAACACAAAGTCAGAGGGATGGAGTGGAAGAAAATTATCTGCATTGAATTGCATAATTATGGCAAACATCATATCTATTGTTGGATGTGTGATTTGTTATAAAAACAAAGAATCTATTATTCTTTTATATTTTGTAATCGCGTGGTTGGTAACGGCGGCGGTATTCTTAGGAATGGTAACAATACCACAATTGATCACAGCTCTAAAAACAATAAAAGGGGAATCAACATATAAGCCAGAAGAAGAAAATTCAGAGATTGAAAATAAAAAAGAGACAGAATAGAAAATAGTTATTACATTTGCCATCGGTTAGGTTTTAATGAAAAACTCCATTCAGCTGTGCATGTTTAAATTGTTCATATTTAGTTGTTGATAATTCTCGATATTTCATTTGACAAGCACAGCATAAGAAGGACTCACTAAGGTGGGTCCTTTTTTATTTTATACCAATTTAAAATAATTTTGCATCTTTGCATTAAGATCAACAACTGAAAATATGCAATACCATGAATTATTTAACGCACTCAATGCGTTTAGACAACTATTCACAAATAGACTTGTACCGGTAAATGAAATCAACCATTGTAAAGACTTTTTAAAGCAAATTGCAGAGCGTGGAAATGCTGAAATGACATTCAATGAAGCATTTCGATTATACAAAATAATCCAGCCATACAGCGCGAAACTAAAGCAAGTCAATTTCAATTTCGATGATGTTCCAAAAGTTGGAATACAAGTAAATCAACCAGTAGTAAAACCACAAGATCACAATGTGATTGGGTATGATGGCACCCAGTATATTGTGAAACTGAAGTATAATGAAGAGTTGGTGAACAAGATGCGATTGATTACTGGAAGGAGTTATGATGCGCAAAACCGAGTATGGAAAGTTCCTACATCGAGCACCAAAGAATTGAAGGAGTTTGCACAAGGCAATGACTTTGATATTGGGGAATTGGCATTTAAAATGATGACAGATATCAACGATAATCTTGAAATGTCATATAGTGCAGAAGCGGTAGAATTAGGAATCGCAACAAAGATGCAGTTCTATCCATATCAAACAGTTGGCGTTGACTATGTAAGAAAGAATAAACGAGTGATAATAGCCGATCAAATGGGGCTGGGAAAAACCTCACAAGGAATTGGAGGAGTTTTAATTAATAATTCATTTCCTTGTTTGGTAGTTTGTCCAAAGAGTTTGAGATTAAATTGGAGTGATGAATGGGCAATGTGGACCAACAAAAAAACTTTGATATTGAGCCATAAAAACATTGATAAAATGCCCATGTTAATTGAGCGTGGAATGGTGGATGTAGTGATAGTAAATTATGATGGCGTGAGGACATTTTTTGTTGATGAGATAAAAGAAGTACAAATTACAGAAGGAGCGAGAGCCGGCACATCATACAAAAAAGTTGTCACCAATGGAAGGGAAAAACTATTCAAAGGAATTATATTGGATGAGTCTCATAATTGCAAGAACAGAACAAAATTGCGCTTCAAATCAATCAAAAAATGCTTTGATGATAAAGACACTAGAATATGTTTGACAGGTACACCAATAGTGAAAGGTCCACAAGATTTGGCAGCATTATTGGATTTGTGTGGAAGGTTAGAAGAATTTGGGGGATATCACAAATTCAATAAGCAGTACAAGGGTTTGGATAAAAAATTCTTAAATATTGATACCTCAAAAACTGCATCAAAAAAAGATATAATTATACAAAGAGAATTGAAAGCGCTCAATGTAAAACTTAGATCAACGTGCTTCATTAGAAGGGAAAAACACCAAGTTTTAAAAGACTTGCCAGAGAAATTTAGAAAGGTGATAAGAGTGCCATTAGAGAATCAAAAAGAGTATGATCATGCGTATTTTTCATTGCAATCATACCTTGCACAAATAGGAGCAAGTCATGAAAAAATGTATGGAGCACAGCAAGCAGAAACATTGGTAAAAGTTCAAATATTAAAGCAACTATCATCAAAAGGGAAATTGGATGCAGTCAAAGAGTTTGCAGAAGATTTGATTGAGCAAGGGGAAAAGATGATTATTGTGTGTTGGTTTAATGAGACAGTTCAAATGCTTAAAGATGCATTGAAACAATTCGGAGTAGTGACTATATCTGGGAAAATTGATGGGAGAGATACCAGAGATGAAGAAATTCAAGAAGCTAAAAAGAAATTCATGAATGATCCATCAGTCAATATAATCATCATCACTTATGGCAAGGGTGGAGAGGGTCATACGTTGACTGCTGCATCAAAGGTATTGATAGTTGAATTGGGTTGGACATATAAAGACCAGGGGCAAGTTGAGGACAGAGCGCATAGAATCGGTCAAAAATCAGAAGTAGAATGTTATTATTTCATTGGACAAGATACAATTGACGAGCATATTTACAATATCATCAATTCAAGAATGATGTTAGAGAAGGAAGCGACTGGAGGAAGTGAAGAAATTGAAACAACATTTACCAGTTTAATTGCAAAAATAGCCCCTCAAAGTGTAAATTAAAACATTATAAAAATAAAAATGTTTGCTTTAAAAGTGTTGTAAACATTGAGAATTTAAAAATAGTTTAAAAAATAATTTATAAAAAGTTTGGAAATGTAAAATAGTTGTTTCATCTTTGCTTCATCAACAACAAATAACAATTTAAAACACATCAAATGAACACAACAAAATTTTCAAAAGTATTCGGCCAAGTTGAAATATTAAGCCAAGACAATTCTAATACTACAATTATGTAGTTAGAACTGGAGAGGTAAAAAAAACTTTCAAACAAATTTGCTAATCTATCTGATGAGCCATTTGTGAAAACAAAAAAAGTGAAGACCCAAGAAAGAGAGATGACACAAGATGAGGTAAATCATTTAGATTATTTGCATTCAATTGGCGAAACAATGAGCGCAACATTTGAAGCGTCAAGAAGAAGATATAGAGCAGGAAAAAGCGGAGCAGCATCATTATAAAAATAAAATCATGAATAATTACATCACAACCTACGAAAAAAAGAATGGTGATATTGAAGAAGCTGAATTCACAGCAGAAAATATCAAACAAGCAAAAGTAATGGCATCGAATTTCAAAAGGCACAATCCACAATTGAAAAATAGTTTTAGAACTACAAGACTAAAAAAATAAACAGACAAACATAAGGGGTGAAATTCCCCTATTATATCACAAACCCACCACCAAAAAAATGAGAAATCCAAAACCAAAAGATCAAAACATCATCCACGGAGGAGTAGTTATTATGGCAGGAAATATTGTAAAAGCAAAAAATGCCATTCGATCAATTAACCATCCACTCCGAAAAGAAATCATTAGTTTGATTCACACAAAAGGAAAATTAAACATGAGCCAAATTCAACACGCACTGCAGTTAGATCAGTCGGTCACATCTCAGCAATTGGCAATTATGAGAAAAACCAATGTACTGAAACCAACCAGAGTAGGAAAGGAAATTTGGTATTCGGTAAACTATGACACCATGAAGGTGTTGGAAACAACTATTGATACATTGTCTAAACTTGTAAAATAATCACACAAATCACCCATGCGACAAATCAAAATCAAATCAATCAAACTTCGATACTTTAAAGGTATCGTAGAAAAAACAATCAATTTTTCAGATTTAACAATCATATCTGGAAGCAACAGACAAGGGAAAACAACCATTTTTGATGCGTTTCTATGGTTATTCTTTGGAAAGGACTCATCTGGCAAGTCAGATTTTAACATCAAAACACTTGATGAAAACAATAACCCATTGCCACAACTGGAGCACTCTGTGGAAGCAGAAATGATTATCGATGGACAAGTTTCTAACTTCAAAAAAGTCTACAAAGAAAAATGGACCAAAAAGAAAAATTCACCTATACCAGAGATGACTGGGCATACAACTGATTATTATGTGAATGATGTACCATTCAATGAGAGTCAATATATTGAGAGAGTGGAGGCAATAATGCCAGAGAACTTATTCAAGATGATCACATCACCAACATATTTCAATTCAATGAAGTGGGAGCAACGCAGGGGGATTATAACCGAAATTGCAGGAGCATTATCAGATATGGAAATTGCAGGAGACAACATGGATTATATTCTATTGTTAGAGCAACTCAATGGAAAAACTCTCGATGAGTATAAGAGAGAATTAGCCTCCAAAATCAAAAAAGTAAAGGAGGACATGGAATTGATTCCAACCAGGGTAGACGAGGCAATGATAGCCATGCCAGAAACTTATGACTATGGTCAATTGGAGCAAGATATTGAAGCACTGGAATTGGAGCTTAAAAAGTTGGATGATCAAAAGCAGTCTATTGTTGCTGCAAATGATGAGAAAAATAAAAAGATTCAAGAAATTGTTGATGGCAAGTTTGAATTGCAAAAGCAGTTGATGCAGTTGAAAAATGCCAATAAACTCAAAGCGCTTAAAGATGAAAACCCATATAACATTGAAGTTAAGCAATTGGGAGAGAAGTATGATGCAAATTCAAACTTACTCAATACAAAACAGAGTCGATTGGAGTCTTTAAACGCCAGTTTACAAAACCTTATCAAAATTAACGATGAAGCACGTGAGAAATGGGGGAAAATCAACGCAGAACAATTTATATTGGTAGATGCGCCAACACATTGTAATACTTGTAAGCAGCCGTTACCAGATGATCAATTAGAGCAGTACAAATTGGATGCTCAAGATAGATTCAATGCTGACAAACAAACCAGATTGAATACTATCCAACAACAAGGGATTGGAAGGAAAAAAGAAATCGAGCAAACTCAAACCGCGATTGATATAATCAAAAAAGAAATCGAGGAGTTGAATGAAATCATGGAGCCATTAGGAATTGAGCTGCAAGCAAAACAAGATTTGCAAAGTAGTTGGTTTCCAAAGCCAATTGAAACAGATCCCAAGGAAAAAGAATTGGAAGATGAGATCAATTCAATTGTAATTCCTAAGCAAGTAATTGTTGAAGATCCAACTATTGAACAAAGAAAGCCAATCAGAGCTCAAATTGACGCGCTCAAAGCAAAACTATCAACCAGAGAGCAAATCACCAAGGTGAATGACAGGATTGCAGAATTGGAAGAACAACAAAAAGACCTTGCAACTCAGTTGGGAAATCTTGAACGAGCAGAATATATTCGCGATCAGTTCATGAGACTAAAAATGAAATCTATTGAGGGGAAAGTGAATGATAAATTCAAATTTGTTAAATGGAAATTGTTCAATATCATGATCAATGGAAATGCTGAGGATTGTTGCGATTGTTTGGTTAATGGAGTGCCGTTTCCAGATGTAAATACAGCAGGTAAAATCAATGCAGGATTAGATATTATCAACACATTGACACAACACTACAATGTTACAGCTCCGGTATGGATTGACAATTGCGAGAGCATTAACGAGGTCACACCAATAGCAGGACAGCAGATATTATTGTATGTGACAGCCCCAGGAACAGAACTAAAAATTTCATAACCACTTTAAAAATATATCATGAGAATAGAAACAAAATTGAATATTGGAGATGTTGGATATTTTATGACAAATAACCAAATGTATTCAAGTGCAGTAAAACAAATCGAAACTAGAACAATAGGAGGAGTAACCGACACAACATATACAGTAGCAAATAATCCAGCAGGTGATTACAAAACAAGATTTGATGAAGACGAAATCTTTGGATCAATTGATGATTTATTTCAATCACTAAAAAATAATTTATTAAATACATAAACCCAATACCCATGTCAGAATTAGAAAAAAAAGAGCAGGAACTCACCCAAAGCCAAAGATTTACCAATGCTGTAATAAGAGAGTTTAAGTCCACAACAGCAGGAGCAGAAGTCAACGAATTTCAAAAGAAATTGTGTAACAACTACTTTGTAAAACTCAATCAAACATTGAGCCTTGCAGAAATAAAAAGACTTGCAAAAAGAGAACAAGACAGAGACCCATTGGAGGTAACATGGGCGAATATTGATATGACAAAACTCGCAATTGATGTGATGAGTTTTTGTAAGGTAGGACTCGATCCAACATTACCAAATCAATTATCACTATTGCCATTCAAAAACAAGAATACCAATAAATATGATATTGTATTTATGATTGGTTACAAGGGATGCGAATTGAAGGCAAAAAAGTATGGGTTTGAAATACCTACAGATGTAGTGATTGAAGTTGTATATTCAACTGACAAATTCAGACAAATCAAACGAGATCACAAAAATGCGATTGAAGGTTATGAGTTTGAAGTTAAAAATGACTTCAATAGAGGAGAAATTATCGGTGGATTCTACTATCATAAATTCGCCAACAATCCAGAGAAAAATAGAATTCGTGTATTCAACATGAAGGATATTTTAAAGAGAAAACCAAAGTACGCATCAACTGAGTTTTGGGGCGGTGAAGTAGCAGTGAAAAGTTGGGATAAAAAGGCAAATAAATATGTAGAGACTGGAGAAGTTGAGCATGTTGAAGGGTGGTTGGATGAAATGGTTTACAAAACACTTTATAGAGCTGCATATGATGCAATTACGATTGATTCACAAAAGATTGATGAAGCGTTGGTAAATGTAATGGAGAAGGATAAGGAAGCGATGTTTGGAAATATGAACGACAGAGCAACTGAAGAAGCAAATTATGAAGATTTGACCGATAAGAAGCCAGAGCCACAACAACCAAAAGTTATTGGATTTGAAAAAGCTAATGCAGTTGTAAAAACGGAAGCAAAACCAGATCCAGTTGAGAAAGTAGAAGAAGTCAAAGAAGGCCCACAACCACCAGAAGCGCAAGAACCAGTAAAAGCACCATTCTAATATGAAAGTAAAAGTATTGGGATCAAACAGCAATGGCAACTGCTACATATTACAGGCATCAAATTCAACATTGATACTTGAATTGGGAGTTAATTTTAAAGATATCAAAAATGGTATCGATTATGACTACTCAAAAGTAGCAGGGGCATTGATTACTCATGAGCATGGAGACCATGCAAAATGTGTTAAAGAAGTAATCAACAACGCAATTAATGTATACGCATCCAGTGGAACGATTGAAGCAATAGGAATCAAAAGCAATCGATTAAAATCAATTGAGGTTGGAATACCTTTTTATATTGGTCCTTTTCGAGTGTTAGCATTTAATGTGAATCATGATGCAGCACAACCATTGGGATTTATGATACATCACGATGAGTGTGGGAATTTGTTATTCATAACCGACACAACATATTTGCCAGATTATTTCATCAACGTGAATCACGTTTTCATTGAAGCGAATTATTGTGAGCAGATTTTAGAAAGTCGAAAGGCATCAGTACACCCATCATTGTATGCCAGAGTAAAAAGATCACACCTAAGCATTCAAGATTGTCAACGCATGATTAAAAACATCGAAATGGATGATGTGAGGACAATCACATTAATTCACTTGTCAGATGGCAATAGTGATGAAATTGAGTTCGTAAAAAAGGTCAAAAAGCAAACTGGCAAGCAAGTTATTGCAGCAAAAAAAGGCATTGAAATAGACATTAGTAAATCACCATTTTAAAAGAAAGTCATGCACTCACCAGAAGTTGAAACATATATTAAAGTCCTTGCAAAGCTAAACGCAAAATTTCAAGGCGATAGAGAAC